CCACTAACTTTAACTCGGTGGAGATCGGGTTCCTCTATAGCTGTTTGCGTTTCTTCTTCGATTTCGGGTTTTTCAGTAGCTGCTTCTTTGGGAGTTTCTTCAGACTGTGATTGACTCTCTTTTGAAGGTTCCTCTTTGATCTCTTGAGGTTGCTCTGAGGGGACTGCTTCTTTTTTCTCTGGTTCTGATTGTCCTTCTTTAGGATTCAGAAGTCCAGATATTTTTTTAGCAGCACCTTGAACAGTTTGTTCTTGTGCCATGTAACGTTCCTCCTTGTTGGTTGACGTTTAACGAGCTCCTAGAATAGGTTAGCTCTTATTTAAAAGCTCAAGATCTTTTTGAGCTAGTTTTCCGCCTTCAATGATAGACTGTAAATGTCCTCGGATTTTATCGACCATATTATAAGCCATCCAAAGGGATCTACGTTTTTCATCGTCAGCAAAATTTGTATGAAAGATCTCTTGTCTATAAGTTTCTAAGAGATCTTCGAATGCGGTTTTAAGAAGTGGATCCTGTAGTAGGACCTGGGCTTGCTTGCCCTTTCTGATCTGTTCTTCTATTTTGTTCATCACCAAAGAATTGTTGTTGACCTTTTACTATCTCTTTCATCAAATCACCTGATTTGTTGAGATCTGTTTGTTCTAACATACTTCTACGTTTAAGTTCAAGCTCATCTATCTTAGATCCGTATTTAAGTTCTAATTCTTTAATCTTAATTTCAAAGTCAAGTAGTTGTTGTCTCATTCTACCTTCAATTTCTTTTAGTGTTACATTCGCATTTAATTGTGCACGTTGGTTTTCACCTTGTACTTGAGCTAATGTAACTTTTTCAAATTCAGTTGGTGGTTTAGGTGGCAACTGAGGCATTTGAGCTGCACCTACGTCAGGATCCATGAAATAGGGTTCTATTCCATTGAGTCCTGCGTTCTCTACGAGTTTCTTTAAACTATTATATATATTCCTAAGATTAACCATTGGACCAAATGTATTTTGTTGTAAGTTTATTGCCTGCATTTGTCGTTCCAATATAGCGTTCATAAGAATGAGTTGTTGTTCTTTTGATCCTGTACCTAGACCTACTTGAACAGTAACATTAACTCTGTCTTTCCATTCGTAAGGTCTCATAGGAATATATTTTCCTCTAATTCTTACTATCTTTTCTTTTTGTTGATACTTGCATACCAACTCAAATATTTTTAAAGCTAGATCCTTAACACCTGTTTCAGCAAAGATTCTGGCAATTAACTCCATTCTCATTTGTGATTGTGTTAAGATTTGGTTTTGTCCAGTTGCTGTTTTATTTAAGGTGTTGGAATCTAGCCCTTGTGATTGTCTTGTTACACCTGTTCTAGTTTCTTTAACAGAATCTAAATAGGCTAACATACCACTTGCTTGTTCGGTAATAGGCTGTGCAGGAATAGGCATCATAACATTTTGTGGTGGTTGTTTTGTTCTAACTATTCCGCCTGGTCTATTTGTAAGAAGGTCATCCATAGCGACTTGACCATCTTGTATTGCAACTCTATTGTTATTTGTTAGATACATATTATCTAACATTTGTCTCATAACAGTAGATTTAATAAGTTGTATATCTTCTACTAATTCAGCTACGGATCTACCATGAAATCTATGTGGCATGATTACTGGTGTCATGGAAATAAATGGAACAGTATCTATTTCTACCATATCAATCATCTTACCTGTTCCAGATCCTGCAGTTGTAATCTTTAATAATTCTGCTTTACCATCTTCATTAACATCCATTTTGATGTAGCATTCATAGATAAGAATATCATTTGTACTTTTATCACCTTCATTAGCTCCGTGTGAAAAGTCTACGTTCTGGTGTCGTACAAATTTATCTTCTGTAAAGAAATCAGTATCACCTGTTGGTAATCCTTCTACTAAATCTTTATCATAACCCATTTCAACAAGTTCTGATCTTGTTTTATTTGTTCTATGACATACAAAACTTGCAGAATTAATATCTTTACTACGTCTCGAAATTAAGAATTCTTCTGGAGGAACTGGCTCAATTCTAACCTGTCCGTATAATCTTGTTCTATGAATGACTACATCATGGAGAGTTACTTTATCTAATTCTTTTCCCTGATCGTCAGTAATTGGTTCTTCGTATTCTGAATGATTTTTAACTTTAACTTCTGGACTTGCAACAAGATCATTAAATTCATCTTCAGATAATCTTGTATATTCTTCTCTTTCAGTTTTATTAGAATCATCCCAATAAACTTTTAGAATTCCATTCTTCTGTATTAAAGCATCCTTAAATGCTGAATAAAGAGCTAGGAATCCTGAGTTCTCTTTATAAAATATGTAATTAAGGTAGTCAGAACATTGACGTGCCATTTCATCGTCTTCTGGTCCCGTACCTTCGCAACTAAATACATTGTCTCCTGAAGTAAAAATTCTCATTAAGGAAGGCATGAGACTTTCTACTGTATCGAGTACATCATTAGATATTACCTGAGAACGACCTTCTTGTTCGTTCCCTAAAGGCATACCTAAATAATACTCTAGAGATTTTTTTCTCCGAGCAACTAATTCACCACCAATAAAACCTGATGCGTTATGTATTTCTCTACTTAAAACTGATAATATATCTTTTTCTGATTTCATACTATGTATTTCGTATCTACTTTAATTGGTTTTTCCCATTCACTTGTATCGATTGGATCATGCACAGCTCCGTATCTTAATGCGTCTGCTGCGTGTGAACACCAATCGTGCAAGGGTTTATTTTTAAATACCTGGTTCTTATCATCCCATTGTTTCCGATATTGTCTGACAGCATCTAAACCTAATTTACATTTAACTCTATCAAACCAACAATTCGGTAACATATTTCTCACAGATTCTATTCCGTGATCAATTTCTAATTTAGGAGCTACTTCAAAATCTATTCCTAATTCATTGGAAACTTCCAATCTAGATTTTCCTGTTCCTAATTCTCTTGCCTGAATATCATGAGGAGCTATATGACGTTCATAAGCATAACCTTTTTCTTCAAGTTTATCTGCATAGTGTGCTAAAGATTCTCCTGAAGTTTCGTAATAGTCTATGAGGTGTATTTCCTGTCCCACTCGTTGAGCAAACCAAATTGCTGTTGAGTCACCTATACCTAAATCCCACCACGTTTCTACACCTACGTTTGTATCAACAGGCACGGATCCGATTCTTCCATCATTATCGGCTTTCGTTATTAATCTTCCGTAATAACTTCCTGAGACCGCTGCAGTAAATGAACATTCGAACTCTTGTTCAAATTGTTCATCGGTCATTATGGAACGTGCCTGTGCCAGTTCCTCAACTGGAATCACCTTGGTATCTGATGCTCTATACATCTTACCCATCCAGTCTTCATGACCTCGTTGAGCAAAATCGTAGACTTCCCAGAATTGATTATGTCCCATCGGAGTTCCGATAAACATTACCCAACCTAATTTGTCAGAAATAGCTGGTCTAATGATCTCAGTCCATACCCTTGGTGACATAATTGCATATTCATCCAAAACAACTCCGTCAAATCCCATTCCACGAATGGAGTCTGGATTGTCTGCACCAAATATTTGAATTCTTGATCCGTTAAATAAATCTATTCTTAACTCGGTCTCGTTCCTATTACCTCCTAAATACATAAGAGGTTTTGTGTATAATTTTAAATACTCCCAAGCAATAGATTTACCTTGTCTATATGTTGGAGCTATGAATGCACATAACGATCTAGGTTTGTTGGCTGCAGTTTTAATTAATTCATTGACTGATAAAACTGTTTTTCCAAATCGTCTATGACAAACTAATACGTTAAATCTTTTTTTGTTTTCGTGAACTTCTCTTTGATATTCCCTTGGCTTATAAGGGATCTTTATAACTCTAGTCTTTTTGCCATTCGACTTTGATTTCGATTGGTTCATCGGATCCTATTCGTGAAGTTGAAGAAGCTAATCTTGGATGAATATAAGGTGCAGCTTTTTCTGCAGCATATAGTTTTTTATCAGGCGAAGACATTGGATTGTTTAACACACCCAACATATAATCTAAAGGGGAAGTGTTATGTTTTTCTGCTAGTTCTAGCATACCTTTCCATGGCTTCTTGCTTTTAGATCCGACAGGTCTACCAGCTCCTTCACGTTTACCGCCATGATTATTTTCTTCTTCTTTATCTGTATGAAGTCCGCCTTCATTTTCGTATGTTTTTTGTTCTGCGTCAGTCATTA